TTACTTGCATCATCAATATCCTTCAAAACTCTATCCATAGGATCTTTTGGTTTAGCACCATCACCATATTTTGCCTTTGATGGCCTGTACTTATATCTTATTTTGGATTTTGTTGATGTTCCTCTTACAAATGGATTAAGTCTCTTGAGTGCTTGTGTAATTTTTGAAACATACCTAAGTTTAGAAGCAAGATGTGCTGCTCCTGCTGCTGAAGATGCTGGTTCTGGGAATAGCATTGCTACAACAGCAACAATATCTAATCCAAGCATTAGAGCATTCATTAATGTCTGGAGTTGATCAGGAGTTAAATTAAATATGTTTGCTTGGTTTTGATTGCCTGATTGACTATCAGCTTGTTGTGTTCCAAGAGATGGTAATGTGCCTGTACCAAATCCACCACCTGGTGCAGTTCCAGGTGTTACACCACCAAACATATTGGGTGGACAGTTTGGACATGAGGCAGCTGATTGTGGTACTTGTGGAACTCCACCACTATAGAAGTAAGGAACATTTGATGTAGATTTTCCAGCAGTAATCTGGTCTCTAAACCACTCCGCCATTTCAAGAGTGAAGTTTGAATTATAAATTGTTAGTTGATCTGCTGTTCCATTCCAGACTCTTCCGCCTTGAGGATGTAACCCCTCAATAAACTGTCCTTGAATTCTAGCAAGTAGAACAAACTGTCTTGTGTCTTTCTGAATATATCCGATGTTTGTATAATTGTCATAACCATGATTTAAAACATAACCATCAACTAGTGGTCCAAGAATAAAATGTCTACTATTTGGTGGCAAAAATGTCTTGACAGTGCCATCCTCAGCAATCAGATCATTCGTGCTCTTACCAGTTGGATCATTATCTAGATAATCCTGAGAAGCATCTGGAACCAGATCTTCGCTCCATTCACTTCCACCATCCCAGTATCCCTGAGGTCTTTCATAGTAGGGATCTCCTGAGTTGCCAGGGATACCATCAGTGAAGTTGCCATCAATGTCAGGATAGAATCTTTTCGATGGGTCTTTACGTCCAACACGGTGTCCAGGGGCGTTAAGTGAATACACTCCACTCATACTATTAGTAGGAGCGTCCTCTTTCAATGATTTAATTAATTTAGTATATCTATTCACAGAACTAGTTTTAGGTAGTCGTTAAAATATTTATATACTCAACACCAACGGGGTCGATGTGAATGTTACCACCCATGAAAGCAATGTTAGTTACTCTACTATGAGTGATGTCAGATGTAGTGGATGAAACATCATGTAGGGTATTTGGTTCAATCCAGATAAACCTATTTGGTTTAGCATAGATGTTCCTATATTCCTCTTCTTCTGCATTGATTATGTCCAATCTCCCACCCCATTCCTCATTCCAATCTGGGTGAATATAAAATACATAACCACCATTATCTACATGAGGACCATAGATGTTTCCATGACCGTAGTCGGAAGGACGAAATTGATTGTATCCAAACAGTTGTGCTGCCTCTTGGAAGTGAGGTTGATATAAACCAATCCCCTCAAGTCTATGAAGAACTAACTCTCTTGCTTGTCTACAAAGTTCATCTCTTGGTTCTTCAAATTGACCACTAGTATATTCAGGTGATGAAGACACCTGTGATGATAACCTCTCAAAAACATCATGTGGGAGGAAGTTATCTATTAAGATTGCCGACCTGCAAGTCATTGTTTTTTAAATATTTATCAGTTACTATACTCCTTCATCATGAGCATAACTTTCCATAGATAATCTTTAGCTACCCATTTGCATGTATCTGAATGATCTGATTTGTCTAGTTCCTGATAGAGTTTGTTAACTCTATGTTCCATGTCAATCTTCGTCAGTCGTCCTCTTGGCATAGTCTAACTCCAAATCAATTTTCTTTGAGGCTCTAGATCTTTTTTCCCAAGAATCTGCCTCTCCATATATATGACTTGTCTTGTGAGATGGATTGATACAATCATTAAAATCTCGTAATCCACACACTAAATTGCTCAAATCTCTTTCATCGGCTTTAGCTCCTGTACTCCAGTACAGTTGATCATTTAACCACTTAGCACCACACCTAGGACATTCAACTCTTTTAACATTAAAGTCTGAAGATTCCGCGGACATTCTAGTAAGAAAAAGTACTAAAAACTATTTACACTTTTAAGGTATTCTTAAGAAGGTATTGCCTTGATACAAAAACATTCTCAGTAAATTGTAAGGTTTCTAAATACAGCATATGTAAAGGTAAAAACCTAAATGAAGAAGCTAGCATTGCTTTTAGGAATGACTTTGATGACGGCACCTGCACATGCCGATATTATTTCAAGAATGAGCACTAGCGTAAAATTAGATGTTCATGCAGCTGGAACACAGGCTTCCAGAATCGGTTCCTCGTTCAGCATTAGTGGTAGTAACATTGATACTACGGACGGCAATACGGCAGGTGTTGTATCTGCTGGTACTATCACCTCTGGTATATACAATCCAGGAACTATTTCTGCTACCCAAGATACTGCTGGATCTGCTTTCAGCTTCAGTCAATCTTACACACAGGCTGATACTGTACCCACAAGTGCCGTAACTGTAGGTAGTGCTCCCAATTTCTCAAATGTGACTTCTACTTCTGCAGGAACAGCTGGTACACTCGCTGGTACAGTCACTAGTGCTCATGGAATCACTGGTCTAACAGCTGGTGGAGCTGGTACATCAGCTACAGGACAATTTGTTACTGAAGTCGTAATCGGACACTGAGGACAATGAATAGATTACAGGAAGCAATCGGTCTTGGGTTGATTCTTGGAGTCATTCATGGTTTGGTGCAACCTTCGCATTCAGTGCCAGTTGTGCCAAACTTCACTCAGGGTTCAATGACGAGCCACACAGAAACAACCCAGACAATAACAGAAACCATCAATTCGATGGACTATAACACTGGATATCAATACTCAGCAACGGGTTCAGGTGTCACAGTAAATGGAAATTTATCACCTGGTACGGGTGCAACTAATGTAACTATCGATGGAGTGACATCATCATGGACAGGAATGACAAGCAAACCTCAGTATACACAGACAGTTCCAGGAGAAGCATTTCAGTTCACAGAGACTTATCAAGGACCTGGTCTCTCAAACCACACAATCATTCAAAGAACAACAGAGGTCACAAGCGTCACAGATACTACAAGTATATTCTCGCAGTAATTTTAAGTGGATCGTTCCCCTCCCAAGCTTTGGCAGAGACTGTTGGGGGTGTTTCTGCTACTGCTAGTCCCGTCGCTAATAGCTCTGGCAGTGTTACGAACCAGGCAATCCAGGTGTTGCAGGGTCCATATATTACGAACACATATGGGGGCGGAGTCCAGTGTCAAGGTCCTACGAGAAACTTCACCCCTTATGTGACAGGAACTGCCTCAGCATCCAAACCATATGAACCATATTATGATGACCCAGTTTATGATATCAGTGACCTGAATGAAGATGGATTAATTGATAACCCAGGCGATATCCTCTTCCACAAGAGGACCAGAACAGGTCAGAAGGACAATTACAGTCTCGGGGTGGGATTCTCTATGACATGGAGTACACCCATGGACAAGGATCTCCAGGCGTTGTGTAAGACAGCTGCCAGAACACAGATTGAGATGCAACAACAGTTGACTGCCAATAAAAGATTAGACTTTGAGATTGCGAGACTCAAAAATTGTGGCGAACTTCTTAAGAAGGGTATCATGTTTCACCCCAAGAGCCCTTATTACAAAATATGCGCTGATGTGGTGGTTCAGAATGTAACCACTGTCAAACAACACACTCATAGTATTCCTTCTACTTCTTCTTCGTCTTCGCCACGACAGACTTCAACTTTGAAATCGCTTCATTCCTCAGACGCTGCTCTACTTGGCGATCCCTTACAGATTCAACCTTTGGTTCCTTCCCCCGAATAGCAGCAACTTTCTTCAAGACCTTCTTGACAGTTGGTTTTACTACCTTCAGAAGAATATCAGCAAAGGGTTTAGCCAACAGAGCAGATGTAGTAGCAACAACGGCGATAGTCGCTGTGGTTGTTATTGTGCCTGCTGGTGGAATAGCATTAACTACCTGTTCTAATATCTTGACATCTTCTACTAGACGGACACACTGGGTGCCTTTTAACTCATAACCAGTCACTCTCTGTCGTCCACCATCAAAGATAAACCCAACAGGTTCCTCTAATAATTGTTTCTGAGTCGGACACTCTATCTCTGGAGTTTTTGGAATTTCTGCTGATGGTGGTGTTGGTAATTCTTCTGATTCTGGTGATTTTGGTTCCTCCTTTCTCCTAGTATCTACAGGAGCAGGACGAGTGATGATCATTTGATCTGGTTCATACTGAATAGGACTGAAGTTTGGAACACCAGCATCACAAAAAATCATCGTCCCCTTAGGGTCGTCATCTTTTACTTGATTGTTTTTGGCATTGTTAGTTTCATGTGCCTCAACACATCCAGGGATGTTGACGATTGGTTTTCCTATATCTACCACAACTGGTACATAAAGTGGTCCAGAGACGATTGTGGGGTCTATAGAATTAGAAATGGGAGGGACACTGACCCTCCCTATCCCAATATCACCTATCCCAATATCATCAATCCTGATATCCATCAGAAAGGAACTACACCACCAGTTGAAGTAGGAACTTCAGGAATCTCTGGCATTGCACTATTAATCAGACCAGGAAGTGCATTGGTGATTGCTGAGGTAATTTCAGTTGTCATCTTGGTTTTCAAATCTTCTACGATGTTATCCTTGTTCAGATAAATCATTGTACCACCAACCACAAGAGTCAGTGAGACTGCACCTGAGAATAAAGCGATACCATTAATTACTTTTTGCATTTTAGGTTACCTCGAAATGTTTTTCTAGAACTTCAATTCGTTCTTCTTCATGTGCAATGATATCTAGTTGATCTTGAATTGCAGCAAGAACATCAGGATGTTCTCCGATACCTACAGGATTTTTAAGATAGATTTCAACATTAAGTCTTGCCTTCTCAATGTTACCTACAGCGTCTGCTTTTAACGCCTTCAAAATTTCGTTTCTCATTCTACTAAAGTTCCTTTTGTTCTACGAATTTCACGGAGTTCTTCAAAATCTTTTTGCTTGGTTCCTCCGTCATATGCCCAAGCATATCCTTCCTCAATCATCGCTTCGTTGAGTGACACTGCTGCATCCCCCAGGTATAACCACCCCAGAAGACGACCATATTTGCCGACACCACCAACAAGTTCAGTCCTAATAACAAGGTCATCGTCACCAGCCAAAGCACCTTCCAGTTTTTCTTTGAGCCAGTTGGTTGCATCGATTCCAAGGGCTTTCTCCTCTAAGTCACGGGTACGTTTCTCGGGTGTATCAACGCCAGCAATTCTTACTCTCTCTTTCTTATAGAGATCAAATCCCAGATCAATAGTTACATCAATGGTGTCACCATCGAGAACTCTGTTGATTTCAATTACCCTGAAGTTGTAACAAGACTTCCTGTTGGGTGGTGTCATTGCTCCCATTGATTTCTCCTTGTGATTTAATTGTGACTTCATTAACAAAACTAGAAGCCACCTGTGTGGCACAAGGTGAACCAGTCAAACTATCATCAGTGAACGCATGAGCTGGTTTTGCTTCCGCTGCTAGTGCAATACCAATAATAGTAATTGCTGCAGAAATAATAGCACCAGCACCCCATACCCATCTTTCAAGTTTACGGACACGATCACGAAGTTCCTCCGCCATCTTGTCATTATCCTCAATCCTGTGTGTCAGGAGTGCTATCAGTTGGTCCTGTTCCGCATCCTTCTGATTGATTGTAGTCATGGTTCAATTCATCAAAAGCCATTGAAAGTATATAGACAATATAGTAAGTTACACCAGCAAGAAGTATTACAAGACACCAGACAATACTCCAGGTCACATCATTTACATCTTCTAATGGGCGTAAAAATAAATTCATGGGTTTCTAGGGTCCACCCCTAATGATTTTAAATATTCAATCCACCAATCGGCGTCCTTTATATATCTCCAGTTAGGAACCTCTTCACCACGTTCTACAACATAGTATTGATGGAGGGCATCATCTATAGTCTGTGCGATCTCCATACTCTTCTTCCTCTCCATCAACATCTTCATACGGGTTTTCCACAAAAGGTCCTCGTTTTCTAAAGGGTTCTTTTCGGACATACTCAGATTCCGTATTGACTGCTGTCATTAACACAACCAATTTCATGACTATGTAAATGATGACTATTGGTGATAAACATAAGATAAGGGTAAGTTGATACTTCATGCATCCTCACCCTCCCAGAAGTCGTTCCAATCCTCCTTAGAATTTGATACGTCTTCCCATCCTGGTTCATACAATGGACAAGGTTCCTCAAAGAGATGACCCATCCTGAGTTGGAGGATTCTCTCTTTGAGATCTTTGTAAAACTCTCTCTTTTCTTCTGGATTCATTTGTGTTTCTTGGTGAATGGTTCCCAATGTTCCCAATGAAATTCGTGGACTGCCCACATACCCAACACTGGAACAAACACTAACATTGTACAAAGTAAACCCAGTGTTATGGGATTATTTAACACCCAAGCCGCAAAGTGTGTCATGCTGGATAATCCCAGTCTGTTATGAAATCTACTTTATGTTGTGGTCCCCATGCGCCCCTGTAAATATAAGGTGTTGTTCTAATAGGACATTTATCTCCAACACATAACAAGTCATCAACAATTCTCCAAGACTCTATGACTTCCTCAGAGTGAACAAAGTGTGACTGGTCTGCATTGAGTGCATCAAAAAGAAGTTTCTCATAACCATCAACACCCAACCAATCAGGATAACGATGGGTAAGTGTTGCCAATTCAACCTCCTCACTCATTCCAGGAGACTTGACATCAATCTGAATGTCAAGGTGTGCATGTGGTTGAAGACGCATCACAATACGTCCTGGAGTTTCACCCTCAAACAATCCAACTGGAGGTGCCTTAAGTTTGACAACTACCTCAACACATTGGTAAGGCATCTTCTTACCAGTCATGAAGTGAAAAGGAACCCCCTTCCAACGCCAGTTATCAATATAGATATCACCAGCAACGAAGGTAGGAGTGTAACTGTTAGAATTAACACCCTCTTCAGAACGATAGGATTCATATTGTCCGAAAATAGTTTTGTGTCCTAATCTAGTTGCAGAAAGAACTTTAGTTTTCTCTCTACGGATTTCTTTAGCATCCATTCTACAGGGAGCTTCCATAGCAATCAGAGACAAAATCTGAAGCATATGATTTTGTAACATGTCTCTGACCACACCAGCACCCTCATAATATTGAGAGCGACCATCACAACCGATAGTCTCGGTAGCAAAGATCTGAACCTCTTCTATATACTCCCTGTTCCAAAGTGGCTCAAGAAGTATATTCCCAAAACGTGTAGCAAGAATATTATTGACAGTATCTTTACCAAGATAATGGTCAATGCGATAAACCTGTTTTTCGCGTAGATATCTACCCACCACTGACTGTAGAGTATCAGCAGATTCAAGATTGTACCCAAAGGGTTTCTCGATAACCACGCGGGAATGATCTGGGTCATCAAGGAACCCAGCCTCTTTGAGATTGATGATAGCATTTTCGTATCTCTCTGGTGGAACAGATAAGAAGTATGTTGTGTCAGCACTCTCATCATGAAGATGCATCAAACTCTCTTGACAATCAAGGTCACAACATACGAAATCTAACCAGTGACAGAACTCTTCTGGATAATCCCCAAGATGTTGCAACCATGATTCCTTAGTATGTTCTCTACGAGAAGCACCAACAATCAAAATATTTTCTGGAAGAAGTTCTTTCTTCCACAACTCATGAAGTGCAGGAATTAATTTCCTTTTACACAGGTCCCCAGTTGCACCAAAAATAACAATGCGTCTAGTGAGCGGTTCCGTTTCCATCATACTTGTCTGATTCGTAGTAAACATTTTCACCTTTTCGTAACCCGAAATATATTGTGGATAGTACAAAGGGTATCGCGATCCATTTAAGTACTTCACCGAACATGATGACCACCAAACATGTACCGCATCCCATTCAGGACACGGTTTGCAAAATCACCTAATCTTCTTGAGTTAAATCTTTCAAAGAGGGCAGTAGATATAACAGGTGCGGGTACACCAAGATCCACAGCAGTGTGGACAGTCCAACGACCCTCACCACTATCGCTAACTCCCCCACCGAACTTGCTAAGTTCTCCATCACTCCGTAGTACATCAGCGGTAAGATCAAGTAACCAAGAACCAACCACACTACCACGACGCCATAACTCAGCCACTTCAGCACAGTCAATATCATAGCAATAATCTTTTGGATTCTCCATCGGAGCCACCTCAGCATCGCCCTCTTTAATGTAAGCCGACCCAGCATTAGCTTCATGCAGGATATTAAAGCCTTCGGCGTAGGCTTGCATGATTCCATATTCTACACCATTATGAACCATTTTGACAAAGTGTCCAGCACCTGGACCACCACAATGTAACCAACCATACTCAGCACTAGTGGCATGACTCATAGGATCGGTGCGGGGGGCTGCAGATAAACCTGGTGCAAGTGCCCTGAAAATGGGGGCACAGACAGATACTGCACCACTTGTACCACCAACCATAAGACAGTATCCACGGTCCAGACCATAAACACCACCACTAGTACCGCAATCAATATATTGGATGCCCAGTTTTTCCAGATACTCGGCTCTCCTGCGCGAGTCCTTAAAATTGGAATTGCCATGATCAATAATAACATCTCCAGAACTAAGTAGTGGTAGTAACTCATTGATAGTTTCCTCTACTAGTTCTGCTGGGATGACGAGTTGGTATATACCAGGGACTTTATGATCATTGTCATCATAACTGACTAGATGAACCAAGTCTTGAATAGAATTTGCAGCTTTAGTAATATACCCACTGGTTTCTGCTTCAAGTGCCTTGTGATAGTTCCTTCTGTATCCATAGACATCAATACTCTCCTTCATCATACGACGGGACATACCTTCTCCCATCCTTCCGAGCCCAATTAAACCTACTCTCATTGTACCTCTATTTTAAACTTAAATCTAACCAAGGGGTTAGTGGTGGAATAATTCCGAGCAACCTGAGTAGACCCTCAGAAAATAAAGCGAGAATAATCCACCCGACAAAGAAACTGATAATAGAAGCATTACGATTATGTTGTCGAATAGCATCATTAATCATCTCCTGAACTTCTTCTTTTGTAACCCAATCTGGAGGAGGTGGAGGTCTTTTCCCCCACTCCTTGATCTTATTGAACATGTACTGATCCAATCATCCCCGCTCCTTTGTGAGGACCACACCAGTAAGTATAGTCACCAGCGTCAGGAAATTCAACATCGAACTCTTCACCTGGTAACATTGCCAGGGCTTCGTGACCTAATTCTGGATGATCTTCCACGACTACGTTGTGTGGTGGAAGCATATTGTTAACAAAATGAACTGACTCGCCAGCACTAATTGTGACCTCAGCAGGATCAAATACTAAGTTCCCCCCAGACCCCATTTGAACATCAACTGCCCATGCGGGTGCAGCGAGAAATAATGTAGCGATGAATGCGAAAATAAACTTCATAAAGTTTACGCAACTGCACTATCTATATCTTCCTGATGTCTCTATATCTTGGGTTTGTTTTGACTTCCTGACTTATCATTTCACCAAATTCTTTTACACATTTACTCCAATTCTCTCTAGCGTCAGGAGCTCCTAAAGCTTTTTTCGCCACAAAGTGTGCCACTCCTCCCACAAGGCAGCACACTCGTCCGACTTCCTTTGAAGATGCGGTTCCCTATACATGGGAAAGTGTCCGATATTACTTCAATATTTATCTAACAATCGTTGAAAACACTACCAACTCCAGAACCAATACTTGAACCAATAT